GCGTCGATTGAGGAGTTCCAAAAGAACTGTCGGTTCATCTTCACATGTAATTATAAAAATAAGATCATAGAACCTCTACATTCTAGGTGTTCTGTAGTTGATTTTCATATCAAAGGTAAGGAGAAAGCACAGTTAGCAAGTGCATTCCTTAAAAGAATTAATTCTATACTTGAGCAAGAGAATATAGAGTTCGAACTCAAGGTAGTTGCAGAAGTAATACAAAAACATTTTCCTGACTTTAGAAGAACTCTTAATGAGTTGCAGAGGTATGCTGCTAGAGGTAAAATTGATACAGGTATTCTGGCACAGGTTAGTGATGTTAAGATCAGTGACCTTATAGGGTATCTTAGAGACCGTGAGTTTACAAGTATGAAGAAGTGGGTCTCATCTAATATAGATAATGAACCACAAGTTATTATGCGTAAGATCTACGATAACCTCTATACATATCTGCTTCCTAAATCTATTCCAGAAGCAGTGCTAGTTATTGGTGAGTACCAGTACAAAGCAACCTTTGTCATGGATCAGGAAATTAATCTTGTGGCATTTCTTACAGAGTTAATGATGCGTTGCGAGTTTAAATGAAGACACACCATGACATATTTCCTACTAGAGTTTGGGAGTATCGTATCGATGATGACCAAGCAATAGACCAAGCACTTGAGTTTATTAAGACTCTTGATATGCAAATGTATAATTACCCTGCAGGTGTTCGCACTAGCAGAGGTGACATACATAAGGATCCAGAGATGGAACCTTTAATTAATTTTTTTTTAGATGCTGTAGATGATGTCAGATCAGAACTCTTCCTCCAAGTCGATGAACTCAGAATCTCGCTCGCATGGGCAAACTTCTCACCCTCTGGATCAGGGGCTGGTCATCCTTTGCATCGTCACCCTTATAGCTATCTCTCTGGGGTCTTCTATTTCACAGAAGGTTCGGACACTGTTTTCCAAGACCCAGTAGATATAAGGAACCTCGACACACTCGAAATAATTCGTGATGATTTTGGTGGTCCTTATGAAAACTTCCAAGCAGAACGTGGTAAACTATTAGTATTTCCTGGTTGGTTACGTCACTTTAGTAATCCTAATCCAGAAGGTGCTGATAGATACACCATGTCATTTAATACTTTGCCCCATGGTAGAGTGAACGCAGGGCCAATGGGTGTACCCATGGCACAAATGCATGTATTATGAAACTACTGAAGACTCCACTACGCTATCCTGGTGGTAAATCAAGGGCAGCAGCACAGTTATATAAATGGTTTCCTGCTCAAATTGAGGAGTACAGAGAACCTTTCATAGGTGGTGCTTCCATGGCACTATACTATAGTCAGTTACACCCTGACGTACCAGTATGGGTGAACGACAAATATGATTACCTTTATAATTTCTGGAGAGTATTACAATCAGATGGACAAGACTTATCAGATGCTTGCATTGCTATCAAAAAGGATCATCCTGACCCAATCTCAGCAAAGTCTCTATTTAATGGAGCAAAAGATGAGATACAAACCGCAGACTCTTTTCGCCAAGCTGTTCTTTTTTGGGTTCTTAATAAGTGTTCTTATTCTGGCTTAACTGAGAACTCTGCGTTCTCTGAATCAGCATCTAATCAGAACTTTTCTCTTAGAGGTGCAGGTAATCTTAGAAAGTATCCAGATATCATAAAGAACTGGACTATTACCAACTTAGATTACAAAGAGTTGATGGAAGATGAACTTGATAACGATCAGCATCCTAATCCATTTGTGTTCTTAGATCCACCATACAAAATCAAATCGTTTTTATATGGTACCAAAGCAGATCTGCATAAGAACTTTGATCACCAGAGATTCTATGATAACTGTAGTGTATGTGCATACAGATGGATGATTACATACAATGTTGACGATGAGATAGAAAAATTATATAGTAACTATAACCAGAAATATTTTACACTAACGTATGGTATGCAGCATCGTGCTAATAATAAGAAGCAAGAACTGCTGATATCAAACTACGATATACAACCACCAAATCCACTTGAGGCATTACTTTATGGCAGAGTTTGAGTTTCCCCTAAAAGATTATCTAAATGGCATCAACCTTAAGATGGGAAAACTTGAGGACAATGAACGTGCTATGAAGAAGTATCCTAAGTATGTGGTTAACAAGATGTTATCTAGTCACATGGACTGTATCATTCATGTCAATGAAATGAATCGATATTATAACTTAGATAACGCTCTCCAATATCATTATTTTCTATATAGTATTAGGAAATCAAAGAGATTTTCTCCTTGGCAAAAACAATCGACTGATAATGATTTGGAACTCGTTAAAGAGTTCTATGGATATAGTAATGAGAAAGCTAGAACTGCTCTTTCTATACTCTCAAAAGAAGAATTAGAAGTCATCAAAGCGAAACTTGATACTGGAGGAATAAAATGAGTGACGAGATCAACTGGTCTCAAGATATGATGCTTGAGGTTTCATTAAAAGAACCTGATGACTTTCTCAAAATAAGAGAGACACTTACTAGAATAGGTGTAGCATCAAGGAAAGAGAAAAAACTCTATCAATCTTGCCATATCCTACACAAGAAGGGCAAGTATTACATAGTTCATTTTAAGGAACTGTTTGCACTAGATGGTAAACCTGCAAACATAACTAAGAACGATGTAGAACGTAGGAACAGAATTACAAAACTACTATTTGATTGGGGTCTAGTAGAACTAGCAACTCAACCCACAGAGATAGCACCTCTGAATCAGATCAAGGTACTTAGTTATAAAGATAAAGGAGACTGGACTCTAGAATCCAAATATAATATTGGGAAGAAGAAGGTCGCTGCTGAATGAAGTTTCTTGGATTGAGAATCGATGACCACGATTCCAATGTTACTTACACTGACGGTAAGAAGGTTAAGTATTGTGCAACGGAAAGGTTATACGGTATAAAACATCATGGATGGGACAACATATGGCAATGGGAAGATGTCCTAGACTCTTGGGGTGTCAAGGTAGATGATTTAGATGCTATTGCTATCATTACAGATGATATCAATTTCGAACAAGGAGAATCATATAGAGAATTAGAGATGGGGTTTCCCTGCAGGACGTTTGCAGTAGACCACCACTATGCACATCACCTAAGCATCTGGCCAGTTGGGGAAGTACCTCATACTGGTTATGTTTATGATGGGTTTGGTAATGATGACCACTCATTCTCCCTGATACAGGGTGAGAAAGTGTCACTGACTCATAGTGCAGAGGAATATGGATCCATCGGTAAGGAGATGGCTAACGTAGGTATACAGGTAGGACTAAAAGCAGACCCACAAGGATTAGATTTAGCAGGTAAAGTCATGGGACTTGCTGCCTATGGTCTTATAGATAAAGAGTACTATGATAAAATATCTCACTACGGTTTTACTAACATAAAATCTATATGGAATTACAAATCGTGGCACAGGAAGTGGGATAAAGACTTTGATATCAATTGGTTAAGGACAGTTCATGAATACACTGGAGACCAGCTTGCTTTATATCTCAGCCATCCCGTTGGTGGCGATGACATCATTGGGTATAGTGGTGGTGTTGCACAGAATTGCAACTTTAATGGTAAGATCAGGAAAACAGGTCAGCAAGTCCTGATACCACCTCATGCAAATGACTGTGGTTTATCCTTAGGAGCAGTAGAATTTTTAAGAAGAAGGTTCCATGAAGAACCATTTAGTAATGAAGGGTTCCCATTCTGGCAAGATGATGAAGCACCAGAGGATGAACCAGATGATAGGACTATAGAGAAGGCAGCACTACAGTTAAGTCTTGGTAGGATAGTAGCTTGGTATCAGGGACATGGAGAGATTGGTCCCCGTGCTCTAGGGCATAGAAGTATTTTGATGCAAGCAAGGAACCGCAGGGCCAAGCAGTTTCTTAACGAAAGAGTCAAGCATAGAGAAGGATTTAGACCATTTGGTGCTGCTGTACTGAAGGAAGATACCTCTAAGTATTTTGATTACGATGGTGACTCCCCGTACATGAACACATCAGTACCCGTATTAGATAAAGAACTCACATCAGTCACACATGTAGATGGATCTTGTAGGATTCAGACAGTTGATGGTGATGATAGTTTTGCTAGACTCTTAAGGAAATATAAAGAAATCACAGGTGACTCTGTACTTCTTAATACTTCCTTAAATATCGGGGGATCGCCCATAGCGTCTAGGATTTGGGAGGCGAAGGAGATGTTTTCTAAGAAAGGTATAGACGATTTAGTAATTGGTAATAATTTATTTGATAAATAGGCTGAGAGGTTGTGATGATTTATGGCTGAAATAAAGAAAGAGGAAAAACCAAAAGGTATCCTCGGTAAACTAAAAGAGAAAGTTGACGATAAGGAGGAACAACTCCAATACTTAGCGACTTTAATAAGAGTAGTCGTTCTCGTCTGGTCCGCAGGAATTTTAACTTTAAATTATGTTAAAATACCAGGTTACGAACGAGGAGAAAGAATTGATCCAACTTTCATAGCTTCGGTGTTCACAGGAACTTTAGCTACCTTCGGGGTCGCTGCAGGAGGTAAGAAAAAGAATGGTGACAATGGTAATGGAGGAGCTAACATATCTAAGAAAGATATGGAGTTTCTTATAGCTAAAGCATCAGAAACTGCACCTGCACAGACCATTAGAATAGAGCAAGGTCCTGTGAAGATAGTCCCAGATACAAAGTAAGACAATGAACAAGTGGATTGGAATTAGTTTAGGAACCGTCTTTGGTATATCACATATCGGAATGATAGGTTTACTAGCAACTAGACAAAATAGTAAGGTACCATATATCAACCCACCAGTGGGTGACTATACTTCCTATGTTGTCTCAGCATCAGAAGATGGATATAAGATTAGTTACACTGCTAACGATCCTAAGACAATGCATATCACTAAGGACATCAAGAGAAAGGGTGGTTTCTTAGGACTAGCAAACAATACAACTCAGATTGTTGAGGAGTATGTCATGGATGGTAAGACCAATCAGGGAGGTCCAGTTTCTAACAAGAGATCGTGGCAAGATCCATCTACAATAGTAAAAAGTGGTGGTGGTGAAGTAACTGATAAGACTGTTGCCTGCATTGAAGCAGTAGGTGGTGGTAAACAGACAGGAAGACTTGTTGGTACTAGCGTTGGTACTGCTGTAGCTCCTAGCGTATCAGGTATACCATTCGTAGGATGGTTGGCTGCTGGATGGGTAGCAATGTTTGGTGGAAATCAGGGTGCTGAAATTGGTGGTAATATGGTTTCTGATCTTAATGAGAATTGTGAAGAAGAAGAACTTATGGTAAGATAAATAAGATTGCTATAAGTATTTAAAATGCAAAAAATTATCAATGTACTCGCTATTGCGTCTAGCGTTGTATCTCTCACCGTTGTTGGTGTTGGTGGCTACGTGTATCTTAATAAGGATGCCATAATAGACAGTGTGACACAGAAAGCATTAGGATCACTCGGTGGTCTTGGTGGTATCGGTGGTTCTCTCGGTGGAGTCGGTGGAGGTGCCCTTCAGAGTGTTCCTGATATGGCTGCTCCTGAACCTGCAGTTCCTGAAGCTCCTCTAAAATTCTAATGGATATCCAGAAGATCACTAGCACTGGTACCGCTATTGCTGTAGTTGGTACTGGTGCAGTTGTTGGTGGCAATCACGTCATCGACCAACAAACTGGTGGACCAGAGAAGAGAAGACAAGCAGAAGTAACTGAACTTAGACAAATTGTTCGAGAAGAAGTTCAAAAAGCAATTTG